AAATAGCAATAGTAGTAATTTCATGGGATGGTAAGGTTAGATTATTCAAATCAAAACCAGAAGAGCATTTAAGTTCATTATATGATATGATAATCAAATATGAATCCGAAATAAATATTTAAATATATGTTAAATTAATTATGATTATGAAATGGGTGACTTCAGAACAATTAAGAGTAATACCTGAAGAGAAACGAAAAGCAGCATTACGAGAAGATTTTGAAAGAACTAAAGATATGACTCTAGATGAACTATATGTAGACTTGGGGAGATCTCAACATTGATAAAAATACCTGAATCATGTTTACTTGTAATATCACCTAAATATAGGGATGAAAAAGCATTTGAGTATTGTAAAGAAAATAATATAGATCCTCAATGTGTACAAGGATATCCATACATATTTGGAAAGTTTATAGAATAAATATTTAAATAATATTAATAATAACGTTTATATATGGTTCTAAAAAAGAAGCCAAAACCAATAATTACGAAAAAAGCTACAATAACGAAAAAAATTGTACCCAAAGTTCCAATATTAAAGGAACGTAAAGTTGAAGGTAAACCTGTTGAACTAGTTATTGATAAAAGAACTTTACCTAATCCTAAGAATACTCGAAGAACAAAGAGTTTAAAATATGCCAGGAATCTTCCTTCACACTGTAATGAATGTCCATATCGTTCAACAGATGTTGGTGGGAATGGAGTTTGTGAAAAATATGAAGCAGATTCAGTATGTGTTATAAGAAAAGATATTGCAAAAGCAGTTGATGTGTTCAATGAAAGAAATGAGGGCAAGATATTAGCCATGATGGAATCTGAATTTACTGATAACTTTGAGAAACTTGTATTCTTCCAGACAATGGAAAGTGCTGGAAATGAATTGAATCCAGAAGTTACCAAAAGAATAAGTGCTATGACAAATTTGGGGAAGGTAATTTCAGAAATTAAGACAAAGAAAGAAACAATACAAATCAAAGAGACACGAATATCAAAAGGTAAGATAGAAGAGATTGGTCAGATGATAAGTGTTACAAGTGAGAGTTCTCCAGATGTATAAAAAACTTCCTCCAATAGAAACTGTAACAGATGAAGTGGAATATGCCAAGAGACTAATAAAAGCAAAGGATAATTGTTCATATTTTACAGAACAATTTTTTGGAGTACATAACTTTGACTATAATATACCATATTTAAACTGTGAGGAAAGATTTGTTGTATACCGTTCAGGAAGACAATGTGGAAAATCCAGGAATGCAGCTCTCAAGGCAATACACTTTGGATATTTTGCAGGAATGAAGGCTGGAAATATTGATGAAGGAATAGCAAATATAGTAATAGCATCACTTTCAAGGGATCAGGCTAACCTTATTTTTGAGAAAATATCTAATTTCATTCATAAGAGTTCAATAATTTCAGACAACATAGAACGAGAAACAAAATCTGAAATTACCATGAGATGGTTTGATGGTTCTGGAAGAACAAAGTTTATAGTAAGACCAATAGGTGATACTGGTGATTCTCTTCGTGGGTGGACTACTCATATGGCTATACTAGATGAGGCTGGTTATATTCCACAGGTTGTTTATGATGCATTTTTTCCATCAACAGTTACTACAAAGCCAAGAATTTTATTAACATCCACTCCTAAAGGAAAAGCCGGACAATTCTTTAAATCATGTGAACAATCAAATGTATTATATGAAAAGGGAATACCAATACCAATTAAAGGTCATGAAGACAAGAAAAAATTTCCATGGATTCAATTCCATGTTACTACTTATGATAATCCATATGTAAAAGATGATCCTGAAATTCTTAAACTTATAGAAAATACTACTGAAGCAGCAAGACAACAAGAACTTATGGGGAATTTTATAGAGGGTGGAAAATCATTAATTCCATATAACCACTTACAAGCCTCATTAAAACCTATAAGAAAAATACCAGAATTTGCTTATTATTACCTAGGAGTAGATACATCAGGAAAAGGTAAAGATGAAACTGTACTAATCACAATAGGCGTAACACCTGACGGTATGTTATATCCAGTAGATGTATATACAGAACTTACTACTGATCAGGTAGTATTAGCACGAAAGATTTTATCCCTTCATAGGCATTTTAACTATAGTAATATTTACATTGATACTACAGGAATCGGGGATACTTTGTTGGATAATTGTTCAGCACTTGATGGAATGATGCCAACATATGCAGTAAATTTCAAACAAGAAAAGACTGAATTATATAAAAATTTAGCAAGAATATTTGACAAGAGACTGATTAATCTGTCATTATTAGAAGATTTACATAAAGAAAAACTTGTAGATCAACTATCATATATGGAATGGGAATATGGTGACTTTAAGGACCAAACTCCAAAGGCAAGATCAGCTACAGGGGATGATGATTATCCAGATAGTTTAGCACTTGGAGCATATGGAGAGCAAACTGGTGATTTTATTCAGGCTATACCCTTAGATATATTACAAGTTAGCAATGTTTAAATAGATGCAAAAACTTATATTACCATGGTTAGGCTAATCCAGAAATCGGGATTTCAGTTAAAAGATAAAGTCTATTTTGATGATTTTGAAAAACAAGGTACTATAATTGCACTCAATAAAGATAAATTAACTATATTTACAGGTAAATCTACCCTATTTAGACATCCTCAAACAGTTTATAAAAAGTATGAAACATTAGGATGTGGTCATTGGGATACACTCTCAAAGGCCAAAAGAATACGTATTTTAAATAAACATAAAGTTTCAAAAGATTTAGCAAATAGGGATTGGCATTATGTTCCAGGTGCAATAAAACAAGCAATTTATAAAGATGAAGGTAGTGGTGATTTAGCTCCAACAGGTGCAAATACTGATCTTCAAAATGTACCTAATCCAGTTACATCTGATAAAACAGTTACCGATAGAATTAAAGAAGAATTATCTGAACAATCTGAAGGTAGTAAAAAAGATAATAAAAATGATGATTCAATAAAAAATTCAATAAAAAATTTTATAAATTTTTAGGTGTCTCCTAGTGAGAAGAAATAATTATACTCGCAGATGTAGGTGTCCTTGTAATCGGGAATTACAATCAAGGTATAAAGGCAGAGAAAAAATATATTATGATGGAGATAAATGTAGAAAGATCTGGAAGGGAATGACTATTATTCAACAAGAAAAAAGACTTGAAGAAATGAAAGCGGATATTAAAAAAGAATTATCTAGAAAGTAGTTTTAACATTATGAATGATCTGTATTTGGTATTACTACAATTATTTTACCTTCTCGTTTTTCTTGTAGATAACAACCCTCACAAGTCCATACTACGTGAGTATTGATTAGATGTGTAATATGATCTACTAAGCTATACTTACAATCAGATATTTTTATTTTCTTACCGCAAGAATCACATAAAACAAATCCTGATTCATAGAGTTTTTGTATTTCAATGAGTGGTAATTTGTCCATAGGTTTTATGGATTTTGAATAATCTCTTTGTTTCCACCATGATATTTGTGGTATACTTTCCATTCCAAATTCAACCATTTCTGAATTTCTCCTGTGAGTGTTCTGTCAAGTTGTCAATTGCTAAAAAGTCATTGATATGATTTGGGTAATCACATTCTGGACATTTCCAAATTTGTTGAGGATTATCCTCTAAGAATATTTGATTTTTCTCAATTAATTGGACATACTCTATACATTCTTTACAAATTCCTACACGACAAGGAAACTGAGAAATACCATTATTCAAGACTGTTTAATTCTCCTATGAATAACATCTTTGACATTTGAAGGGTCTGTGATTAAATGACTAGTTGCTAAAAAATACATTTTAGATTGCCCTAAAAGACCATTATTCAATGTTGTTTAATCCTATATGTTGTTTGTGGAGTTCTAATTTCCTCGGGATTATTTTTTTCATAATATGTTAAGATACGAAGTAGAACAGCTTCATCACTTTCAGTTCCTTTTCTAGTAGGATGATCTTTTGCTAGACTTCTTAATTTTGTTTTAGTTGTCTTTTTTATAACTATAGGTGTAGTTAATCTTAATGGATTCATTTTTCTTGCCATGATGTAATTATAATATAACTGTTAATATAAAGGTTTTTCTTCTTTATGTGGACAAATTCCATTATTATATGTACATATATTACAATTAAAACAAAGTATTTCTAATGTAGGATCAAAGGTTTTTATAGCTAATTCCCAAGCTTTATATTGTCCACCTTTTCTTATTTTTCCACCATTATTTAATGTATGTTGTAATGTTAAAAATTTGGTATTTGATTCACCACAACATTTACAAATTTTTCCATATATTTCAAGTAACTTAATCTTTAATCCTCTTATTTTCTTTTTCTGATATTTTGTCATAGCTCTTCGTATTGCATCTCTACCTTTCTTTGTTTTTCTATATTTCTCAACTGTTTTACTAACAACCATGTATATATAATAATTATATATACATATATGTATTCCTTCTAAACACTTAAATTGATGGTATTAACAATACTAATATGGGCAAATTTAGCGAATACGCAAGTACAGGCGATTCAGTTAGTTTGGGAAAAATTGATGGCAAATCATTTACCATTACCGCTGTGGAGGATTCTCCATATGAAGATAGTGGTAACGTGACACAAGGCATCAAAATTACTACCAAGGAGTCCTTTAAGATTGAAGGTGAAGAATTGAATAAATTCCACACAACTCGCGGAGTTCCTGTTGGAAAACTTTC